GACGGCAACCGGCCCCGCAACTTAACGGAGATATTTCACAAGAACCTGGAAGCATATCTCAACCCCAAAATACGCAGATCGTTAAATGAGGGCGGCACATCCTCTAGTAAAACCTATTCTATCCTCCAAACATTAGATGAAATTGCCCGGAATTCAAAATCTCAATTACTCATCTCCGTAGTGTCCGAATCAATGCCCCATCTTAAGAAGGGGTGTATTAAAGACTTTCGGGATATACTCGGAGAGAATTTCGATGAAAACTGCTTTAATAAAACCGAAGCACAGTATCATTATGACAACGCTATAATTGAGTTCTTTGGCGCGGATGAATCAGCAAAAGTGCGCGGCCCCCGGCGTAATATCCTGTATATCAACGAGGGCAACAATGTACCCTGGGAAACGGCGCGCGGCTTAGATGTCCGTACTTCTGACTTCACTTATGTTGACTGGAATCCCGTATCTTCTTTTTGGGTACACGAGCATTGGCTAAACAATCCAGATAGCGCGTACATCCATTCTACTTATCTTGACGCTAAATGGGTACTGCCTGAATCCGTTGTTGCCAATATTGAATCATACCGTTTAACCGACCCGAACTGGTGGAATGTTTATGGATTAGGACGCGTAGGTAAGGTTGAAGGGCTTGTCTACCCACAACCCATAGATGAAGAACACCAGGTTACAGAATTGCCAATGGGCGGACAAGAGTTCTACGGCATGGACTTCGGCTATTCTAATGACCCTACAGTATTGACCCATCACGTTATCAAGGGTGACTGCCTGTATTCTCAAGAACTGATTTATGAGTCCGGTTTAACTAATGACGCGATCGCACACCGCATGGACGAGAAAGGCGTCAAGCGCAACCATGCTGAGATATTCGCGGATAGTGCAGAACCTAAATCAATAGACGAGATTCACAAGTTTGGATTTAACATTAAACCGTGTCCGAAGGGCGCGGACAGTGTTGAGTACGGACACCAGAAGATAAGACAGTACAAGCAATTCTGGACTAAAGACAGCTTAAAGTGCATCAAAGAGCAACGCAACTTCCGATATATCCAAGATAAAGACGGCAAACTGACAGACAAAACAACGCATGAATGGTCTCACGGTATGGATTCACGGCGCTACGGCGTGATTGGAGTCCTTAACCGCGTACAGACAAGGGTGATGTTCATTTGAAGATATTAAATTTTGAAATCAAAAAGGCCTCATCCAAAAGCACCTCTATTATCCCCATGTCCATGTATAATAACGGCCTAGCACAGCCTCCTAAAGCCACGTTAGAGCAATTCCTGCGGGCGTATGGTGAGATAGGCTGGTTACACGCTGTAGTGGCTCTGGCTGCACGTTCTGTAGCGGAAGTCAACGGACACCTGAATAGAGTGGTGGATGGCGATACTGTCGAAGTGACCGGCCCCCACCCGTTGAAAGAACTGCTGAATAGTCCGAATGATTACCAGACAGGCCACGACTTAACTGAAATCACACAGATTTATGAAGAGTTGACAGGTGAGGGTTATTGGCATTTAGGGTATGAGAACGGCAAGCAAACGCTATGGTCATTCCCGCCCCATAAAATCAAAGTCGTAACATCAAAAGAAGAGTTTATCTCCGGTTATGTTTTCAGCGGGCCGGACGGCGATACACCACTAAACAAAGAGGACGTGATTCCCTTTATCAGTCCTAATCCTCTTATGCCGTGGCGCGGTGTTGGCCCCGCTCAAGCCATAGCACTAGAACTCGATACACAGGCCTACGCCAACCAGACGAATCGTTATTTCTTCTACAATGGCGCCACGATGGGGATTATGATTTCATACCCTCAGGACATACCGCCGGAAGAATATGCCAGAATCAAAGAGCAGTTCCAGGCTGACCACAGAGGATACGGGCAGTCACACAAGGCCGTTATCTTATCCGGTGGCGCCACGATAGTTGACCCTAATCAGAAGTTCGGCGCGCGTGATATGGACTTCGTGAACATGCTCAAGAATGGCAGAGATATGATTCTCGGTGCGTATGGCACGTCTTATTCCATGTTAGGCGGTAGCGAACACGTCAACAGGGCAACAGCGGAAGCCGCACAGGTTGATTACGCCTCACGTGTCATTAGACCCAGATTACAGAAACGCAGGGACAAGATAAACAAATTCTTAGTTCCTAAGTTCGTTGATACCACAGTACCAAAAGGCGCTTATGAATTACAGAGAGCGTTACGGAAGTCTTACGGCTATACAACCGCCGGTGCCGATGCCCGCGTTATGGAATTAAAGGACTTGTTAAACATTGACGGCGATCTGACCGGCAATCAGGACAATATGAGTAAAGTCTGGAAGGCAGTAGGCGAAAGCACGACACTCCAATATGACTTTGATAACCCGGTGCCGGAAGATACTGTCAATCAAGCCCTTATGGTGGATAACGCGGTCAAGGCAGGCCGGATGTCACTAGAAGAGGCGCGGTCACTGTCAGACATGGGTGCGATTGACCCTGAAGAACACTTTATGATTGCCTCGGGCTTCACAGTCGCAACGGGTCAGCAGATTATTGACGGAGAGATACCGAAACCTCAACCTGTAGTGCCTCAAGGTAGTATCAATAGTGACGACACTGCAAAGAAGCACATCAAGGCACTGCTGATAGACGAAATGGAAGAAACCTTTTGGGACAATCACCCCAAACTGAAAGAGGAATACCACAAATGAAAGCAGTTGAGCTAATAGAAGAGTTAAAAAAGTATCCTCCTGATTTAAAGGTTTGCGTGATAGATTCTGATTGGGGATGTTTGGAGATGTCTAAATGCGAAGTCAGAAATGAACATATCCAGAAGCCTAATGAACTACAATCCGGCACTAAACAAGATGTGCTGTTATTAAGCGAGTAACCACAAATAGGAGAGAGAATTATGGTTGCTAGAGCTTCGACTTGTCAAAAGTGCGGTGAACAAATCTGGTTAGACGGTCAACATAAATGTGATGGTACTGGTTTTGATGATGCACCTCAACCAAGAGCAAAACACCAAACAATAACACCGCCACCAAGCATACTTACTTTAAAGTTAAGAGATGACAAACAACCCATCATGTTATCCGATGTAAAAAGGCTGGTTGTTCATAAGGGTGATACCATCGTATTAAAGTCAAACGAAAAACTATCGCCCGAAGCATTGGAGTATTTAAAAAATCAAATGAAATCAATTTACCCTTCTCATCAAACACTTATTTTAGACGAGGGGGTTGATATTGGAGTTTTAGGCAAATGAACAGAGGTATTATCCAAGTCAAAGCTAGTCTATTAATAGAGATGCTACAGTTCAAAGATGCTAAGTTGTTAGATATGCGTTATTCCCGTTTCAGTGGAGACGTATTAGAACTATTGATTGAACATCCTGAAATGCCAGAAGTGAGAGAAGATGACGCTGCACAAGTTGTTAACCCTGTTTATGTAAAACACACTAATAAAAATGGCAGAATATTAGACATTAAGAGGCAACCACTCAAATGACCTTCAGTGAAACCTTTAAAGAAGCGAACTGGAAAGCGCAAGTTCAGACGGCACAGTCCTTTGAACCTAAGACTATCCATGCGCTGAAAGGGATGTTTGCAGAGCAGATGAGAGAGGCCATAGCCAATCTTGAGGCCGGTAGACGAGACAAGATTATTGACGTCTCGAAAGCCCGCGCTGATTACACAAATGTTATCAGGCCTCACTTAGTGCAGGCCATGACAACCGCAGCGGTCAATGCTCATAACCTGTTACGGCCCCGAAATCCGCACAAGGGATTGATGGAATTCTTATCAGTGTTCGCGCTGAACTGGTTAAATATCAGGGTGGCACAATCAGCCGATCAGGTAACAGGAACGACCACAGATTCATTAAGAGCTATTATTGACGCCGGTTACGCTAATGGCGATTCAATACCCACGATAGCCGCCAAGATTCAAGACACCTTTCCCGATTATTCAGACTACCGGGCAGAAATGACGGCCCGGACTGAAATACAAGCCGTAGCTAATCAGGGAACGCTTGAGGGTTATTGGAGTTCTGGCGTTGTGGGTAAAGTTGAGTTCTGGGCCGCACAAGACGAAAGAGAATGTGAGTATTGCGCGGAATATCACGGACAACAGTTTAACAAGGGCGAGGAGATGCCCATCCCCTTACATCCTAATTGCAGATGCGTCTATCTGGCAGTTCTGAAATAGGCAGTGAACTGATAATAGGACAAAACCGATGCCCTAATTCGAGATTATCTTTCATTTTTTTAACAGACGAAGGGTGTAAAACATAGGGCTTAACATTATCATCACACTCTCTACCACAAACTTCACATTTATACATCATTTCTCCTTGAAGTAGCTGCACTCTTCCAGTTCAGGCGGCGTGTTATCGCTGTACTCCGGCTGATAGTTTCCGGTAATTGTCCCGACATACATGAAAATAAAGATTGCGGGGATTGTCAGGATTATTAAAAGCGTTCTCATAAATTCTCTCCCTATTTAATATTATATACCTGCTGTCAAATGAGGTTTATCAATGAGTAAATCAGTAACAAAAGTCAGTCAAACACTCTTAGACATGCTTAATACTGGTATCGCTATGGAGATGCAAGTCTCTATCCAGTACGTCTATCAGCATATCCAGTGGAGCGGAGTCAAGGGCTTTGCCGTCCACGATGAGTTTAAGGGTATTGCCATGCAGGAGATGAAGCACTGCGAGGCTATAGCGGAGCGACTGTACTATTTGGGCGGTCTACCCACTACCAAACCAACGCCGGTATTTGTTGGCTCCACATTAGCCGACATGGTAGAGCAGGATATTAAAGACGAGACCGCGTCAATCACACTCTATAAAAAGATAATCAATCAGG